GCTCCATCCGCTTCGATGTACGGTGCTTATACACAGCAACCGTCACAATCTCCTAACCCATTCCTTCAAGGTGTAGGCATGTATGCTACCTACCAAGGCGCACAATAAAGAGGTAAATCATGGCTGAACTATCAGGAATTTACGGCGCAGACCCATTTGCCAATATGACGCCAGAAGAATTTTTAAAAATGGCTCAAGGGCAAGGTTTGGGTAAAGTGCCTGTTAGCACTGAGTTTCCCGGTCTGGGCAGTGACTTTTCCGACATAGGAGGCATAGATTCTTTTTTCGAAGACAGGGCAAAAGGTGCTTATAAAGGAATTGATCCTAGCGTTCTTGCAAATCAAGCCGAAGCTGGAAACGCACTTGCCGCCGCTGAACTAGCCAACCGTGAAGGTGAGTTTGGAGGTCTTGGTCTTCCATTAGATTCTGCTACGGCTCAAGCACTAGAATTGCCAGAAATAGATATGTCTGGTTTAGATGTAGAATTCCAAATGGAACAAGCTGCTAAGAAAAAAGCGCAAAGCGAAGCCGCAGAAGCATTTAGGGCAAATGAGGCAAAACTTGCAGGTTCGCAAGGTGGCTTAAACTCTATGAGTATTTCTGAATCTCAAGCAGTCACTCAAGAACAAGCCGATGAAGGTTTTTTAGCGGCTATGGACGATTTCTTTGAATCGGCTCGTGGCGCAGGTCCTGAAATGCCAAAAGAACGCACGATTGAAGAATATAAAAAAGTTTTTTCTGAAGCAACTGGCATTGATACAAGCGGAAAGGTAGACAAAAAAGACGCTCTTATGGCGTTTGGTCTTGCTCTTATGCAGAACAAAGCAGGCAAAGGGTTTAACGTTGGCAAGATGCTACAGTCTGTTGGCGAAGCTGGCGACAAGGCAATGCCTGCGCTACAGCGAGCTAAGTCACTCGCTCGTGAAGGCGCACTTGCTGGCGGTAAATACGCCCTACAAAGTCAAGCGGCTGACAAAGCCACTCGTGCGGCTAATCAAGAAAAGATGATGAACAGAAGCCAGTATTGGGTTTACGAAAGAGGTGAACCGGGTGCTGAGTTCGCTGGGTTTGATAAAGGACAGCTTGTTCCTCTAAGCAAGTATGAGCTTAATAAATTAATTATGGACCCTGAATTTGAAAAAAGATATGAATTCATTAGCGCCGCAGACAGAATGGATGTGCTTGCTAAACGCGCAGAAGGTCAGGATTTAGGTGATCAGTGGGGTTCTAAGTTTGAGCCAGTTTCTCTCATAGGCGGAAAGTGGGAAGACCAGCCTGCCGCATTGGTCGTTAGCGGGGTTGCAGCGAATCCAAATTACAAAGGCACAACCGCTACAAAATATAGACTAGGTGAAGATGCTGGAGAAGTTGTAAACAGATTTATTGGATACCAAGAAGGTATCAACAAAGATCAAGCTACATTCAAGACCTTAATTAAAAACATTGAAGCTGGTGTGAGTATTCCGGGTCAAGCAATTGATAAAGTGACTGGATTTTTCCGGGCTATAGGATACACTCCTCCCGGCGGTATGCCATCTAACACGGCGCAGGCAAAGCAAGCACTTGCAAACTTCTCTATTGATAACGCTACTGATATTCTTAAAGAATCAGGGAAAACGTTGTCTGATGGTGACAGAAAGCTAGTCAGTGAACGTGTAGGTAAGATTGACTTTTTCAACAATGACCCTGTGCTAATATTAAATCAGGTCCAAGACATATATGACTTTACAGTTACAAAAGCTCAAAAGAACCTTGATACTGCTATAGGTAGTTTAGAGAAGAACTTCGGAATATCTATATCTTCGGGTCAAAACAGCGACATGCCAACTCAAGCTGAACTTGATGCTATGAATAAAGCGAATGGCACGAACTTAACTATGGCAGATTTTAAATAACCGGGAGATTATACATGACACCTCAAGAACAGTTGCGTCAGTTTAGATCGTTACAAAACGAACAATTGTCTCCTCAAGAACAACTTAAAAAATTTCGCGCATCACAGGATAGTGGTAGTTCTTTAGGCATGGAAAGAGCCAAGTCTTTTGAAGAGCTAAGAGCCTCTGCTTCTGATAGGGACGAGGGGTTTGATTATGAAACTGGTGCTGGCGGCAAGATACGTTCTTTAGTTTCTTTTGGTGAAACCCCAGAAGAAAAAGAACTTATTCTGCGTAAAATGGTGGGTGAAGAAGGCTACACAAAAGATTCAAAGGGCCGTCTCGCATTGACCGAAGCTGGTCAGGTTAGTCAAGGCATGGAGCCTATTGGTCAAAACCTTATTCTTGAGGAAGAGGGTCTTAGTTTTCGTGATGTAGCTGACTTTGCAGGTATCGCTCCAGAAACGATTGGCGCAGTTGTCGGCGGCATCCTCGGCGCACCCGGTTTGGTAACAGGCGCGGCTGGTGCAGCCGCTGGCGCAGGCTTAGGTCAAGCCGCTGAAGAAGGCATAGAAAGCCTACTAGGGATTCAAAGGCAGAGTCTTGGAGAAATAGGCGGTGACGTACTAAAAGAAGCCGCTCTTGCGGGTACTTTGGACTTCGCGGGTAACGCTATCTTCAAACTTGGTAAGGCGGCAATCGGTGCGGCTGGTAAGGGCGTCAACGCAGGCGCTCGTGCTATGGGGCAAGTGGAACGCGAGCTAGGTGCGGATCAGGCGAACCTCGCTTTAAAAATTATGGACGCTGATGTTCCGGGCTTGCCTAGCTATGGCGCGGCAGGTCTTCCCGCTGGCCTATCAAAGACATCACAGATCGCAGGGGCTATAGGCGGCAACGAACAAAGAAGAGCTATGACTAATATTAGGTTCGCCCTGAACGAGCGCGATAAACTTTTGGGCGAAGCAGGAATATCTACTGTTGATGACTTAGCTAGAGTAATAAAAGACTCAGTTCCGCAAAAAGCAAAACAGCTTGAAGCTGGCTTAAAGTCTGCACAAGACGCTCACATGAAGGCTATTGATAACACAATCTCTATGCTCACTAAAACCACTAAGACTGGTGGGGAGATAGATGATTTTGTCCTTGATTCTCTTGTAAAGAACTACGAAGAGTTCATGAAGCAAAGCAAACAACAATTTAAATTGGTTGACGACACCCTGTCTGAAGTAAAGGGACCCGTAACTATTAATGGAGTTACGAAAGAAGTTGTTGGTGGCGAGTTGCCTGTTTTTGACATAAAGGCAATGCAGACTAGATTTGGGGATATTATAGACAGTCAGTACGCGGGTGCGAACAAGGTCGCGCCTGATGAGTTTTTAGAAATAGGCCGTCAGATAGATCAGTTGAATTCATCTGGTGCTAAAGAAGGGTTTACAACCTTTAATGGTTTGAAAGAACTTCGCAAAAACATAAACGACACACTGATGGACCCAGCACTGGGGATTAAAGATACCACACCTAGACGCCTGTTAAACAGTCTAAAAAGCGACATTGATCGCATGATGGACCCTAGCAACTATAAAGCTGGTGGATTAAAACTTACAGGTGTAGGTGGTCCTCAAAACGCTAAAAAAGTCAAAAAGGCAATGGGTCAATTGCTAGATGCTCGCGCCTCTTATCGTGGTGAGATCAAGTTATTTAACGACTTAGAAACTTTAGGGATCATTCGGAATCTTGGTGATTCTGGTGAGAACGTAAAGCTAACCGCAGGCCGTCTTTTTGACAGAATTACAGATAGCCCCAAAAGAATTGCCGCAGTTTTAAACTCTGCTGGTAGTTCTATCTCACAAATCAGTCGTGATGAGCTACGTCAAACATTAGCTAAAAGCTATCTTGATGACGCATTACTGGTGGCTAATAAGGACTTTGGTGATCCATTAGCCTTTAACGGCGTGCAGTTTAACAACAAGATTAAGAAGCTGGGCAAGTCTGGCAAGTTGTTGTTTGGCGATCAATGGGACGAAGTTCAAAAGCTATCTAAAGCTCTGTCATTCAATGGCGTAAAGAAAATTGACGACCAGATGATGCAAAGAATTGTAGCACAGAACCCTAGCGATGACATTATTACAACGTTGCGTAGTGTTCAGGACGCTCAGATCGGACTGGAAAAAGCATTGTCCTCTAAGGCTCTGAAGAATTTAGCTGATGGAACCATAGAACCTGAAGAAGCAGCTACTATTCTTTTAAACAAAAACACTTCTGCCTCACAAATGGACAGGGTTATGAAGTTTTTTGATGGCAATGACGCAGCCAAAGAAACAATAAAACGAACAATTGTAAGTGATATTCTTGGTTCAGTAGACGAAGATATATTTGTAAATGAAGCAGCAGCGTCTTCGCTGCAAAAAGCATTACAATCTTACAAGCCAGAAATGTTAAACAAAGTTCTAGGCAAGCAACAGGTTGCAGATATTAAAGAGCTTTCTGACATGTTGATCCTTCTTAGCGATACTGGGAAAACTGGCGCAGGCTCTCTTGCCGCAGATGCCATTCGCACAGGAATGGTCACAAACCCAGCTAAGAACTTTAAAAAGGGAATAAGGTTTAAGGCACTGAACTATGTGCTCAACAACCCACAAACCATAAGAACAGCTATAGAGTTAAAAGCTGGTCGCACAAGCCCACAAGCCACCGCGCAAAGTTTATCACAGGTGCTGAATGAATCATTTGCTCAGGTCACAGGCTCTGGTGCCTCTCTTACAGAGCGAGCAACTGGTGCTGGGCAAGGTTTGCTTGCTGGATTGCAAGCCGCTAACCGTGGAAAGACTGCGATTCGTCAAGGTGGCGTGAGAGCGTTGCTGGCAGATCAAGAGGCTGTTGGCCCTGCTCCAACCCGAACAAGTGTTCCAGAAGTTGCAATGCCAACAGTAATGGAAGACTTACAAATAACTAAAACAATAGACCCAAGGTTTGCTCAACGACAAATGAACTTGCGCGAACGCGCAAAGTCCAATCCTTATATTGCTTCTGCACTTCTGGGTGGTTTGGGTAACGCAGGCTTACTCTAGTCTTCGATAACAGAAGCCAGCCCACCAATTCCTGAACTAGCAGGCAGCGTGTAGGAAGACTTGACATTACGATTAATGTTTTCGTATGTTTCTTCGATCATGCGTGCAAGCTGTCGTCCTATTGCACGATCCTCATGATCCGCGATGGCAACCAGTTTGTCGTAAGCGTCGATAGAAACACCTACGGATTTATATTTTCCGGGGTTTGGCATTGGAGTCTCCTTCCCATAAATGACCTTTTCACCTGTATATAATCCCAAGCGGCGTGGGTCAAGACCCAAATACGGAAACAAAAAGGTAACTGTGCAAGGCATCAAGTTTGATTCGAAATGGGAATCGGAGCGGTATCTATATATAAAGTCACTCGAACGAGCGGGAACGGTCAAAGACCTTGAGCTACAAGTGCGCTACAACCTGATCGTCAATGATCAAAAGATATGTGCATACATTGCTGACTTCCGCTACAAGCGCGAAGATAAAGACGGCGTGTGGCATGAAATTGTCGAAGACGCCAAGGGCGTTGAAACGCCTGAGTTTAAGCTGAAAAAGAAGCTCATGAAGGCTTGTCTGGGCATTGAGATATTTCTTTCTAAAAAAAGTTCTTGACACCAACCCACACCATATGGTTATAGTTGGGACTCTAGTAACTCAAAGCGGAAAGGAATCGACATGAACAGTCGTGAGCTATTCGAGCGTCGAGACGAACTCAAGCACGTTATCAGTGAGATGCGCCTTGAACTCAAAGACGTTGAAGAACAACTATCAGATACATTTTTGCCAGTAGCGCGAGACATTTTGCGTTCGCATGGCAAGGACTTTGGCACTGCGCAAATTGCAGAAGGCAACCAAAGACTAAAGGTCACTGTGGGCAAGAAGGTCACATGGGATCAGGATAAACTGCGTGACACGTTAAACAACATGTCGCCAGAAAACGCACAACATTACGGCAAGCTAACGTTCGCTGTAGAAGAGCGTAAATTCACAGCGGCTCCCCCTGCAATTAGGGAGGAGCTTGAAGAGTGTCGGACTGTCCAAGTGGGAACGGTCAAGGTAGAGGAGTTAGAGCAATGACTCTGCAAATCATTACAGCAGATCAGCGTATGGCTGAGAAAAAAGGTCACAAGATCGTGGTTTGTGGTCAGAGCGGTGTGGGTAAAACCACACTTGCTCGAACCCTTAATCCATCAACTACGTTGTTTATGGACTTGGAGGCAGGCGATACTGCTATCGAAGGGCATCCTATCGACGTTGTTCGTCCTCGAACATGGATGGAGTGCCGTGACCTTGCGTGTTTCTTAGGTGGTGCAAACCCATCACTCTCTGACGATCAACCATATAGCCAGTCGCATTACGATTATGTGGCTCAGATGTATGGCGACACTTCAGAGGTGTGGCAGAAGTACGATACGTTGTTTGTGGACTCTATCACCGTGGCAGGGCGTTTGTGCTTCCAGTGGTGCTTACAGCAACCAGAAGCGCGTTCTGAGCGGTCTGGTAAGGTCGATACTCGCGCAGTCTATGGAATGCACGGGCGTGAAATGATGTCGTGGCTTACGCATATCCAACACATTCGATCAAAGAACGTGATCTTTGTTGGTATCTTAGATGAAGTCACAGACGATTATGGTCGCAAGCAATATAACCTTCAAATCGAAGGCGCAAAAACAGGCAGAGAATTGCCCGGAATTGTTGATGAAGTTATCACTATGGCTATTCTGTCAGGTGATCATGGGCAATACAGGGCGTTTGTGTGTCAACCTCTTAATGAATGGGGCTATCCAGCCAAAGACCGTTCTGGAAGACTAGACACTCTTGAAGAGCCGCATCTTGGAAAATTGATTGAAAAGATGAATAGTGGCTCACCATTAACCGACAACGATCTTACGTTTGTCGATCCATCAACTCAGACTTCTAGCGAAGGAGAAGCATAATGTTAAACTTTAATAATGTACCCGTAGATGAAAACCCACAGAACCAAGAGTTCACACTGATCCCGAACGGAACAGTCGTTCGTGCAGTGATCCTTGTTCAAATGGGTGACATTGAAATCCCTGAGTTCGGTCAGGGCGCATGGTTCAAGAAATCACAAAGCACATCGGCTAAGTGGATGAACCTTGAGTTCACAATCATCGGTGGCGAGTATGATCGCCGCAAGTTCTGGCACAGCGTATTTGTCGATGGTGACAAGCTAGGTCAAAGCGGTATGCCTCTTGCAAAAGAAATTGGGCTACGCACGCTCAAGTCGATTGTAGAAAGCGCACGCGGGATTGATCCTGCCGACATGACGCCACAAGCACAGCAGAACCGTAACATCAGCGGTATGATGGACTTGAGTGGAATGGAGATTTGTGCCAAAGTAGGCATCAAGAAAGGCACGAACGGCTACAAAGATAGCAACCAGTTGTTAGCCGCAATCACGCCGAACAGTAATGATTTTCTGCCTCAAGGTAGCATCCCAATGCAACAAACATCCGTTGCGTCTAATGTTGCCGCACCACAAGCTACTGCACAATCAAGCGGTGCAGTTCCTTCTTGGGCGCAGAAATAATCTAGCGGCAGGGCCATTCCGCGCCTGCTAGACCACGGATAGGGGGGCCGTGGGCCGCGAACCCCCCAACTTACTATTCTAGCAAATAGGAGAAATCACATGCGTCCAACGTATGAGACAAGTCAAGATTTGATTAATGAGCAAAGTGTAATTTCAAGTTTTTGTAATTACTGGTCGCCGTTACGTTTTGAAAAAATGCCTAAACAATATCACCTTGATTACTGCCTAATGGTTGGTGAAGCAGTCACAGGATTTTGCGAAGTAAAAATTCGAAAAAATACTCATGATAAATACAGGACATATATTCTTTCTTTAGCGAAAGTATCAGCGGCTAAAAACTTACAGGACGCTTGCGGATTATCTAGTGTTCTTGTTGTAAAGTGGACAGACCGAACAGGTTATACATCGTTCAATTATGGTTGGCCTGTACTTGTTGGTGGTCGCACTGATCGTGGAGATTGGCAGGATGTAGAACCTGTTGTCCATATTCCTTTATCTGATTTTAAGTATTTGGATTGAGCTATGTTACTTAGACCTTATCAAGAAGTTGCTGTATCTGACGCTTGCAAAGCGTTGGACAAGCACAACAACACATTAGTCGTAGCACCGACAGGCGCAGGGAAAACAATCATGTTATCCGCGCTAGTTGGCAAGAGACACAAAAAGGGCAAGCGCGTTCTTGTTTTACAGCACAGAGACGAATTGGTTTCCCAGAACAAAGAGAAGTTCGAGCGCGTAAACCCTTTGATCTCCACAAGCATCGTCAATGGCACAGTCAAGCACTGGGAAGGTGATGCAGTATTTTCTATGGTTCAAACGATGTCTCGTGATCGTAACCTTAGAGACAGACCCTTATTCGATATGGTTGTGATTGACGAAGGCCACCATGCCGCGGCTCCAACATACACCAAGGTTATTGATGCAGTTCTCAAAGACAACGAAAACGCAGAGATTGTGGGCTTTACAGCTACACCAAATCGCGGTGACGGCAAAGGATTGCGCGGAGTATTTAACAATTGCGCACATCAAATCGAGTTAGCAACTCTGATCCGCGAGGGCTTTCTTGTTCGTCCTAAAAGCTATGTGATTGATTTGGGCGTGGGTGATCAACTTGATAGGGTCACAAAGCGCGGCAAAGAATATGACATGGAAGAGGTCGCCGCGATTATGGATCGCAGTGTGATCAACGAACGCATTGTGGACGAATGGAAGGACAAGGCAGGCGACAGAAAGACTGTTGTGTTTTGTTCAACTGTCCTACATGCCGAACATGTTTGCGAAGCATTCTTACGCGCTGGTATCCGCGCTGACTTTGTGACAGGCGAAACTCCAAAAGAAGATCGCGCCGAAATGCTTCATGATCTGGAGTTCGGTGATCTGCAAGTTGTGGTAAACGTCATGGTTCTAACGGAAGGTTTCGACGCTCCACCTGTGTCATGTGTGGTTCTTACACGCCCATGCTCGCAAAAGGGTACAATGGTTCAGATGATTGGTCGTGGACTGCGCATCGTTGATCCTGAGATTTACCCAGACACAATCAAAACAAATTGCATCGTTATGGATTTCGGTACGTCCATCATTACGCATGGCGCACTGGACGAAACAGCAAACCTAGACGGCTCAGAGAAAAACGCAGGCGGTGATGCACCAACAAAAGTGTGTCCAGAATGCGAAAGCGAAGTCGCATCCAACACGAGAATCTGTCCGATATGCGAACATGTGTTCGAGTTACGCGAGAAGAGCGAGCTAATCGACTTCGTAATGACAGAGTATGACCTCATGCAACTGTCGCCGTTCATGTGGATTGACCCGTATGGCACTGGCACTGTGATGATGGCTACAGGCTTCAATGGCTTCTCTATGGTAGGCAAGGTCGGAAGTTACTGGGTTGCCATTGTGAAGGCGCAGAATGGGCGTGCTAGGATCGTTTCCATCGGTGAGAAAGTGCAAGCCATGTCAGCGGCAGATGACTTCCTCAGAGAGATCGAAGATAGCACTGCCGCAAACAAATCAAAGCGTTGGTTAAACCAAGCGGCAACACCAAAGCAGAAACAGCTTTTGCGTAATAATGGTGTTCAAGTAAGTGAGATGGACTTCTCGTGGACTAAGTACAAAGCAGCTTGTTGTTTAGGGTACTATTTTAATCGTACACAAATTGATAGACTGATCGCAGATAATTGGAAAAAGATAACGGGAGAAGACTATGGAAAGGTCTGAAACATTAGATACGGCAAAAGAATACGTTACCAAAGACCGCGCCGCAACGCATGGTGACATGGAGTCAAACTTGACAACTATAGCAAATCTTTGGTCAATTTATTTGGACACGCTAATCAAGCCGCATGACGTAGGGGCTATGATGGCTATGCTTAAAATCGCTCGCATAAAGTCTAACCCTAAAAATCATGACAATTGGATTGATGGATGTGGTTACTTGGCGTGTGGCAACGAATTGTCTAATAAGGGAAGTTAATGCCAAGATTTGAGATGTATCTTTTTATGGTCGAGACTGATCAGGGCAAAGTGGAAAGCTCTGAATCTGAGGTCGTGTGTTGGGTAAAAAACAGCAACGACATGCACGAAGTTCAGTCTGTGGCTAATGAGATCATCAACGACAGGATCGAAGAGGCCGACAATACGGTCATGTTCGGAAGCGCAAGCATTATGGTTCACGGCGAAGAAGTTCTCAATTTGGGCTTCAGAAATAATGAGCTTGACCCAGAGCAGATAAATAAAGTTATAGATTTATTTTCAACAGAAGAAGAGGAGACAATACATTGAATGACGTAACAACAGCGCCAAAGCCCATGAAGGAGTTGGCCCACATACTCGGTAAGTTCGGGTGGGATAAAAGGTTTTGTGACCTCACCGAAGAACAAGTCCAGACATTGATATTTGGAATACAAGAATCACAAAAACTAGCAGCGGAGATTGAAATTGGAACCCTCGAAGACACCTACTTTAAGTCAACAGGCACTTGGCCCTCTACTTCAATCCCGTTCTAGGGTGGATCATGTAGCGGAAAGCATTAAAGAGGCCGTGGACAAGGCTATCGTTTCTAACGAAACAAAGAGGGAGCGCAGAAAATATATCGGTGCATCCAGTATTGGCGATGAATGCTCACGCAAAATACAATACAGATACCTCAACTACCCAATAGACCCTGACAAAGCGTTTAGCGCCAAGACACTGCGCATCTTTCAGTTTGGGCATGAGATTGAGGATTACGCCGCAAAGTGGCTGAGAGACGCTAATTTCGATCTTAGAACAGAAGACAAGGACGGAGGCCAGTTCGGGTTCTCAATCGCAGATGGTGAGATACGCGGTCACATAGATGGCGTGATCTGTGGTGGTGATGTAGATATGGGTTATCCCGCACTGTGGGAATGCAAGTCAGCAAACGACAGCAAGTTCAAAGGATTTGTGCGTCACGGTGTAGAAAAGGCGAACAAAACATACGCAACTCAGTTGGCATTGTATCAGACATATATGGAGCTAACCGAAAATCCTGCGTTGTTTACGGTAATCAATAAAAACACCTCGGAAGTGTATTATGAGCTAGTGCCATACAATAAGGCTTTGGCTCAAGAGGCAAGCGACAGGGCAGTGAATATCTTGACGGCATCAAAAGCTGGTGACATTCTACCCCGTATCGCTCAAAGTAAAGATTTCTTCCTATGCAAGTTCTGCGAATTTCGTGAAACTTGTTGGAATGGGTAAAAAATATGGGACGCGCTTGGACGGCGGCATCCCATATTTAGTAGTAAAGTTGTGGATAGGGACAAGATAATGAATGTTTTAAATTTTGGCAAGACGCCCAGAGAGGTAACAGAGAGAATTTCAAGAGAAGTTCCCCGTAGTGTCCAATTGAGCGCACTAATCGAAACGTTCCCTCAAGGGGTACAGCGCGGCAAAGAGTTTTTCATCGGATCATTGCAGGGCGAAGCGGGGCAATCACTGCGCATAAACATTGATATTAGCAGTCCGTGGTTCCTGACAGGCAAAGACTTTGAGTCTGGTGACGGCATCGGTGGCATCTGTAAGGTATTTAAAGAAGCACGCGGATATTCCCTATCTGAATGCGTGGATTACTTCAAAGATTACATCTCAGCAGACTACGTTGCTCCACCAGAAAACATTGTTAAGCCGAACAATCCAGTTAATTTCTCAGTAATGGCAACTCCTCCGCCCCCAGCAGTGCAGCCAGAACCCGAACAAAAGCGTACAATCAGTCCCAGCACGCCGTTCGAAGACGAATATTCATACACTGATGCTGATGGCGTTGTCCTCGTAACAGTTAGAAAATACTTTGACCGGGACGCAACTGGAGAAATTGTTCGGGATAGTGCCGGGAAGCCTAAGAAACAATTCCGTCAGTTTATGGATGGTCGCCAAGGCATTCCTGAACCTAGACCATTATACAATATCCCGAACGTTTTAAGCGCGAACACGGTTATCTGGGTCGAAGGTGAAAAGTGCGCAGATGCTCTAACACAGCTAGGATACACAGCGACTTGTACCATTGGGGGTGCAGGTATGCTGTCTGAAAACACAGCCAGTAAGTTTGATTTCACGCAACTGCGCAATAAAGAGTTGGTTTTGTGGCCTGATAATGATGAGGCAGGCAAGAAATTAGCTCGGATTGTAGAGGCACAAGCTAAAGAAGCGGGTGCGAAAAGCACGTTAACTCTGCAAATTCCTGCGACAAAAGAAGAAAAGTGGGACGCCGCAGACGCTAT